AGCCCCCGTGACGAACTCCATACGGAGTCGCCCCTGTGTTCAATAGTTGTGAGATAGTTCTTCTGTTGCACTGTCGGCATAGAGCCGACAGCCTGTATATAGACGGGTACATGCCCTATCTTGTGAGGCGTAGGCTTTTTCGCAAAGATGTTGTCAACAATAACGCAGTTCAAGTCCTCGTCCCAGAAGTCTATTACTTCGGCTTCCTTGCCGTTTATCTTTATGGCGTATTCCCCCATGATTTGGGCCTTTGTAGCCCTGCGTTTGCGGGCTGCCCACAGGAGGCCGTCTCGCCCCATTTCCCATGTGCAATGAAGCGCATCCCAGGGTTGCACGTCAAAATGCACGTCGGTCTGACCCTTGGGCAGATAGACCAGTGCCCGCAGCGCACACCAGCCCCGCAGACACGTTAAAAAGCCTAACCCCTCTCGCAAAGGCGGTTCAGCCCGCTTGACCAGGTTTCTATCTACCGCCAACAGCGCACCGAAGATAAATAACTCTCCCTGTGACGCTCTTCTGCGCTCCTCCTCGTCAGCGTCGTCAGGCATCATAATCTGTATTTGCATATTGGCCTTGCCCAGCCCGTCAAGAACTTTGTCGAAGAAGTTGCGGGGAGCGCTCGACGTATAAGATTCATAGCCCTTACGCACCTTGCCAGACGGCCCTTTGGGCACGTAGTCCTTCAGGGAAAAGAGGTCGAAGTCGTCCTCCATGCGGGTACGAAGTAACGTTTGCTGGCTTTCCTTTTCGTTTATGAGGGCAGTTATGTCGGCTATGCTGTCGTACATTATCCGAACCTTACAACTTCGGCCTTGCGGAGAGACGGAACGGACTCAGGCGCAAAGTCGCTGATGATGTACCGTTCTGAATCCATAAGGTGATAGCGGCTCTTGTCGTCTATTTCTTCCGTTGGCTTGTACTGCTCGTCCAGCACTCGACTGTATGACAGCTTCTCGTCCAGATATTCCAATAGGTCGTCGAATACAAAGAGCTTGTTCTGTTGATGCCAGCCGTACACCCGGTTGATACCAACCTCAACCTCTCGTTCTCGTGGCTTGGTTATCGGCCATCCTGCGACGGTGAACGATTCCCGCCATCCATCTTCGTGATTCGCCCCTCCCACACGCTTTACTATGTTTTCCCCACTGCTCATTGCCTTGAACTTCTGTGCGTGGTCAAAGGCCGACAGCCCCCCCGCCCTGTACTCCCTGTACGCATAAAGATACCCCGTTCCAGGGTCTTGTGCGTACCAGACGGCTGCGGTGTTGTTAGGTCCGAAATCGTGGCCTACGTACCTGGGCCAATTCGAATTGAGGGCAAATCGCTTGATCTTGCAGAATCGCTCGTCGAAAGAGTCGTAAATCAGTCCTGCGGGCTTAGTGAACATCCCACGATAGAACATATTGAATTTCCATGTGGGCAGCATAGCCCTGGCCCTGTTGTATTCTTCCTTTGGAAATGCTGGATTCGAGAGGGAGTCCACCTCAATGACTTCTATCGTCTTATCTCCATCCCTCGCCCTGTCTACCACCTCATTCTTCAGCCATCCCAACACGTAAGGCGTGGTGGTAATGAGGGTGCGTCCCATTGACAGGGAGAGCCGTCTCTGAACAGCGTCCCACGCCTCTCGCTTGAACTGCTTCTGCCCTGCCTCGTCCAGCCATGCGGCTTTAGCGGTGGCCGACTCAATGCTTTCAGGGTTCGTTGCCGAGCCGAATATCACTCGCCACGCAGAAGCGCCGTGTACTCGATCGTGAGACAAAAAGACCCTGTCGGACTCTTTCCATGTGCCAAGGTTGAGGAGGATGTCAAACAGATAGAGGAATTCGGGGAGCATTTTGAGCCGAAGTAGGGGAAACGTAGCGGTCACAGCCAGATAGTCGCCAGCGCCGCATCTGTCTATCTCTCGTTTGAGCCAGTGAGGCCCCCAACTTGTCTTGCCGCTCTGCGTGCCTCCCAGCATCAGGACAGTTCGAGCCTGGCTGTCCCACGCCTTTGTCTGCCCAGGGTGGAAGTTCACTCTGAGGCGTCCGCCGTCCACCTCAAGAAATTTTGTAGCAGTTACCAATTGAGCGCCCCTTTCCCCTAGATCCGGTTACGGGGCGCTCAAGGGCGCTCAACTATGCCGTGTTGCTTATAGCAATACCACTTTTCTCTTTGCCTGTCAATCCTCCGTATCACTTTTCCGTTTGGTGTGCGAACGAGTCAATCGCCACTATATGCGTAGGGTGTTGGCTCTAGCCGAGTACCAGCCTTAAATCCAATTAGGTGTTTGCACCACCTTATTGGGCTGATTGCGACAACACCCTACGCATTTTAACGTCGGGTAGGTGGCTGAGTGGTTTATAGCTGCGAGCTTAAAACTTGCCGAGGATCAAACCTCCGTGGGTTCGAATCCCACCCTACCCGCTTGCTTAAAGGATATACCTATGTTGGCAACAGAAACAACGCCAAAATGTCGTCAAAATAACTAGTCAATATCAGCAGGAGGTACAAAGTGAATAACGAAACAATACAAATCTATGAAAAACGCCTATCCAAAATCAATGAAATTAGGGATGCCTACCTAAAGGCCACTACAACGAACCCTTAGACTGCCCGCCTATTATTTCTGGCAACCCGATTAGCAGAGTCCGAGAGCCAATGGTTATTTCAACCCTATTACCATTAACTCTCACCTCTGCTAGTCCGTGGAAGAATTCGTTGAACTCTTCCACAAATCCTTTGACTGTAGTCGTTTTCATATTCTTCATTCCTCCGTATCACTTTTCCGTTTGGTGTGTGAACGAGTCAATCGCCGTGCTACAGGCTGCCCTTTTATCACTATGATGGTCTCATGCCACTCGCCACCATGCCTGTGCCTGACGAGCAATTCTCCTCGCTCGTTCACTCTGGCCGCTACTCGCTGGCAGTGGTCGCATTGATATGCTGTTTGTGGCATCGCCATGTTGCGGTTTCCTCACAGCGCAAAACGTAATACCTTCATGCGGGCGGTGGCAACATTGCTCTTTCCGCCATCGCCTGCCCATAGTCTTTTACGATTTCGACCTGCCTGATTGCAATAGGTTCACCATCAGGGCCTGTGAGTTCCTGTCGAATGTTTTCCCTGTACTTCCTTGGAAGGGCACCCTTGAGCAGGAAAATCAATAGCGTGTCTGAATATTGAAGCTCAGTGCCGACCAGCTTACCCAGATGATAAATACCCTTGCTCACCCCTTCAATGGCCCTTCGCCTGGCCTCCGCTTCCAGCGCCTCGGCGGCCTGCTCCTGCGCCTCAGCAAAGTCTGTTACATAGTGCGGGTCAGCGGCTAGCCAGTTATGATGCGTCTGGCGTGATATTCCTACAGCCTTTGCCGCATAGGTAATCGTGCCGATTGAGGCAAAAGCTTCGAGAAAGGCTCGCTTGCTGGCGTCCCGCAGTACTTCGGTGGTCTTTTTGTTCTTAGAGGTCACTTCATCACCTCCAACGGATTACAGTCCGCCAGTTTCTTTTCTTCTTCAAAAGCTTAGTGCCCTGACGAGTCGCCGCCATAGGCTCGGTCTGTACGTGACCCTGGCCCTGCACCGCCTGTGCTTGCCCGCCAGCGCCCCTTTGCCGTCGGCCTTGAAGCGCCCTGGTTTGCCGCAGAGGGAGCAGAGGGGCGTCCGCTCAAGAGCGCTCGGAGATGGCTCAAAATTGGGCCCTAAGCCCTCATTTACGAGATAATAGGTGCCATTGAGGTCTATTAGCGCCCCCCCTGGGTCTGCTCTGTCCTGGTTGGCTTTTGGGTCTGTCATACATGCGCTCCTTTCATAGCCTCTTTACCGCTTTTCGTTATCCCACTAGATAGCTCACTACAATGCCTACAATTAGCCCAATGGCCGCTATACTGAGTAGTCCGCCGACAAGCACCAGCCAGTACAGTTTCATGTCACCTTCCTGGTGACGCTCAAGACTTGCCCATTCTCTCCGTACTTTTTGACATATTCAGGGAGAACTTCAGGAATAGCCTCGCCTTCTCCCACCTCTGGCATATCGGGATGCTCTACCTGCAAGCGTAAGA